AGCCGTAAGCCTGCTTTATCGAACTCGGTTATACCTATCGCCCATCCATCATCCACATAATCGAGAAAGCGTAATGACTCCGGTGAGCCAAAACGAATACTTGGTTTTATCTGAGCAGGCTCATTGCGAAGGGTTTTGTGGAGTACCCTTTCGACTTCCTCAATGTCGAAGTCTTCACTGCGTAGAACTATATCGACCGCTTCTTTGACACCAGCTTTCAGCAATTGCCGTTTAGCAAACTTGATACCCTGCTCAGCAACCCAATCCTTATTGAAGCCTTTCTTGTAAAGGCGAAGTATTTCTCGAGCTTCATGTTGGGCAGTTTTAAGACGTTCTTCTTGTAAGGGCAGGTTTTCAACTAGGGTGGGTAGGTTTTTCTTTCCAGGCGGTTTACCCTTGTACTTGCTGCGGTACTCAAAGATTGCTTGAGCTAGGTCGCGCCGAACACCGTCAAAGTGTTCAGGCCGTAATTGCATGCCAAGTTTCGCACCATATTTCTTACTAAAGCATAGAAGTGCTAGCAGACACTGTTGCGTGTTACCTTTGAGCCTTTCGCTTGCCACGACGCAACCTCTTATTGCTTACAGATGGCATTTCTCTTCTAATGATTAGCGGTAATAAACCGGCATTGGCATAACCGGGAAATGAGCCATCTACGGCAGTAGGTAGTTTACGGATATTGATGAGTAGTTCATAGGGGCCGATGCCGAGTTCTTTATAATAGGGGTTGTCCTTCAGATGATTGTAGAGGCTGTTCACGAAAGTGTCAGCTATAAATTGGCGTTCAACTTCTCCCTTAGGCTTTACCTTTTCTTCTATCCAGCGCCTCACGATTTCGTTATCTTGTGGGTACTGTTTTAGTCGCTCGATCTCTCGTTTGATTACTGCCCAAGCATCAGCACGAGTACACAATCCACGCTTAACGCAAAATCGGCGCACGGCATCAGTGAGATAATCGTGCAAGTAATCTTCGGCTTCACGCTTTCGTGTTGGGGTTATGTTTGACTTGCTGAATTGGAGCGTTGCCTGCAAAGCTGTAATAAGTTCTTGTTTTTGCTCGGCAGGCAAACTGATAGCCTTGGCCTTGAGTTCTTCGAACGTCATCGTTTCTGCTCGATGAAATACTTGTCTAGGCCGAAGTGCGCTAGAACTTCTTTAGTTACATCGTCAAGCTTCTTCAAAACTTCCTCACGTAGCTGTTGCTCGCGAGCTTGACGTTCTTTTTCAGCTACATAGAGGTCATGCAGTGTTTGCCAATACGCGGCAACTGCTTTGCCCTTGATGCTTTCGGGGTCGAAATACCCTCGACCGTTACACATAGGGCAGGGACCAACGTTGGATAACTTATGGCCTTCGATGGGATCACGTTGATCAGTGTAGATTTTACCGTTGGTGCACTCAACAGGGCAGCGAACAGGAGTAACTGTCATAGCAACCTCCAGAATTAGGCTGAAATGAATAGTGCGAGCCAAGGCAGAGGGCCACATCCTTGGCTCGCACTTACAATCAGCACCCTAGCGTAGTGCGGGGGAGTCCAGCGGGTGCTGATCAACCATTAACATACCTTAATCAGGCTGATAAGCAAATGGCGCTGATAATACCCGCTCAAATAGCCAGATTTCGCAAGCATGCTGGCCATAAACCCTTGCCAGTGCCTCAGTGCGTTTCAAACGGCCTTCTGTGAGTTTACTAGCAATGCCAAACGGGCAAATGAACAGAATGGGCAGCAAGTTTTGCTTAACTATTAGCAAAGGTTGCTTGTTGTAAGAACGCGCTTCTAACTGAACCGTTTTCCAGTATTTCACTAACGGCCCAGTTTGCGTCACGATGAACCGATCAAGCTGGATAGCTTTGACGTGTTTTGTTTCAATGTAGAAGTAATTGGTTAGTGTGTGTCCAGCTTCATCTACAGCACTAATATCGCCAGCCTGACTAGCGAGTATCTTACCCTTGCGCTTGGCAACGGTAGCTCGACCGCCGCTCATGGCTGAGCGCCAAAACACATCTTCGCGCTTGCCGTGTGTTACCCATAAGCTCAACAGGCGACACACTTTCCGTTCATTCGTTGCGCCTTTTTGAGATCCACCACCATGTTTCATTGGTCATTCTCGTTGTCATTACTTTGATCTGTATGGTTGCCGTTACTTTGAACCACGTTTCCTTGTGGATCAATGATAGTCGGCTTCACCTGAATGATTTTACTTTGTATATCCTTTTTGCTACCCACGTCAATCCACACCGGTGGATGCATACGACCAATGAGAGTTAGAATAATTGGAGCACCCTCTTTTAGTTTAAGCAAGTCAGCGTGTGACGGTAGCCAAGCACTCATCAATTGCACAAGGCCGTATTGATCAGCTACGGCGCGAATAGGTAAATCGACGCACTCGCCATACTTTTCTTTATCCCAATTAGGCGGAGCAGTCAACACATTATTGAAGCCCGCGATCTGTACAGGTTTCATGGCATCCTCCTAGTATTTCTTGCGTTCAGGTTCAAAACGGGCTTCGATCTCGTTCCAAGCCGCCTTCACAACCTTACGAACACGCTTGAGTTCTGCTCTATATTCCTTATTGCCTAATTTCTCAACACGGGTGATGTAGCTCTTGGCAGATTCACCATCAAGCAATTCTTTTGATTTCTTTACCGTTTCGAGCCATTCAACGGCTGAGGAGAGTTCATCAATACCGTACCCAAAGCGGACGGTGAACTCGCATTCTCTAAAAGCTGGCCCGATTTTATTCTTCGTACACTTTGCCTTGATGCGAATACCGATAGGCCGCTCAACACCACCGGCAGTCTTCTTAATTGTTTTGAGATGGCTCAGGTAAATAACCTGTGAGGCATAGAAGTCAAGTGCCTTACCGCCGCTGCGCCGATACTTATCCCCAAATGTGATACCGATTTTCTCCCGTACTTGTGAGATAATGAGCAGGTGCATGTTAGCTTCTTTGATTTTACGCACCAAACGACGGAAAAGCTGCCCAAGCTGTTTTTGTTTTTCCATGCCATAGCTGCCCTCATCGATACCACGTGAAAGCTCAGCGCGGCTCGATAAGGCATCAAGGCTATCGATGATGTAGAGACCGGGTACTTTTTCTTTGATACATTGATCGCACTTGGCGTTCAGGTCTTCGTAAATATCTTCAATAGTATCCCAAGGTGTGCCTAGACCTTCCTCACCGAAGTCAACTCGATCAATTGGCAAGCCAAGGCTAGCAGCATAATCTTCATCGAAAGCAGCTTCCGCTTCACGGTAAAAGATATACCCATCAGGATAACGATGAGCAAAGTTAGCAGCAGCTTCAATAGCACAAAGAGTTTTACCGGTGGATTTGTCCCCTACAAGGTTAGACATGCGACCAAGTGGCCAGCCACCTCCTAGCACGCAGTCGAACACGACGCATCCAGTAGGTATGAACTGGATTTTACGCTCAGTTGTGGTGATTGGTTCTTCGGTGGGCACTTCACCCTCACCTATCCTGCGACGACGAGCCATGATGATACCTCTTTTGAGAAAAGAGCGGGCGGCACCGCAGGGTCCACGGGTTCAGTGCCGCCCGCCTCCCGACCGAGCACAGCGGCCTGGGCTAACCGCGCGCTACAAGGTCGAGACCAGTTACTTCTTACGACGCTTCTTCAAGTCATTGAGGCGAGCTTTGGCGCGGCTAGCAACAGTTTCTTTGCTAAGCTTAGCCTTGCTCTTTGAACGAGGTTCGTCATCCTCGTCTTCATCCTCCTCACTATCTTCGTCGTCTTCATCATCTTCACTATCTTCGTCGTCTTCGTCTTCGTCGCTTTCCTCGTCTTCGTCCTCGTCCTCATCCTCTTCTTCAGTTTCATCCTCGTTGTCTTCGTCCTCATCATCATCTTCATCTTCGTCATCATCGTCACGACGGCGACCTTTTGACGACTTGCGAGAACTACTACGCGGTTCATCGTCTTCTTCGTCCTCGTCCTCGTCCTCCTCATCAGCATCATCGTCGTCCTCCTCGTCGTCGTCGCGCGACTTGGACTTTGACGCGCGACGCTTAGAAGGGAGGTCGTCGTCTTCTTCGTCCTCGTCGTCTACGTCGAGCTCTTCCTCTTCATCATCAGCATCATCAAGTTCTTCATCTTCGTCTTTCAAGCGCTTACGTTTACGCGGTGCTTCGTCTGCGTCATCACTGCGCTTACGGCGACGGCGCGGCGTTTCATCCTCATCATCAACCACATCGTCATCATCTTCATCATCAGATGATTTCTTTGCGATTTTGCCGTGCAGCACCTTTTCGATGTGATCATACTCGTAGAACTGAAGTAAGTCGGGCAGTGGGTTATTCTCGATAATCTCAAGCCACCGCTCTTGTTTACTGTCATTCTTGCTGAGAGGCGTTGGGTCACGGTCGATTTCAACGCCAATATACTTTGAATGAACTTCCTTACCTTCCTTGACAAAGCTAATGTCGTAGCCGTTGTCAGGATCATCGATGAGGATTGGCTTGTTAGATTTCTTATCAACGCTACGCGTATTGATTTCACGGAACAACGTGAGTGGCATGGGCCAAAGTTGCGGGCCAGCTTTCTCGTTGTCGCGATCAATGAGCCACACAAGCGCGCGACGGCTCACACGCAGGTTATCACGCTCCTCTTCATCTTCACTGGCGTCACGAGCTTCACAGATAGGACAAGGTTCGTCCTTCATCTTACGCAGGCACAGATAAGTTGTGTTATCAGCACCGACGCGATAGTGCAGGTCAACAAAGATGTGCCAACCGTCACCGTACTTTTCTTGATCATCCCAAGTTGGCGGGAGAATACGAATATTATTTTCTCCGTCACGTGGCTTGAAAATCTGAAGATCTTCACCGTTCAGCCATCGATCAAACTGATTGGCGAAAGCCTTCGATGCACGAGCAACGCTTTCTACGGTGCGGTTAGCACCACGGTAAACAAAGCCTTTCTTCTTTGACGCCTTATCCTTAACCTTGTCTTTCTTTGCCATTGCTTACTCCTAGCTGCATATGAACTAAGCTTTGCTAGCCTAACATACGGCTGGTTACTTAGACTAGGGGGTTTTACTCGCCCTTTAAGGCGCGTCGTTCTTTTAGCGCCTCACTTCTCAGTTTTGATGCTCTCCGTGACTTTGCCTCCATTAGTGCTCGGTGATCCGCTTCAGTCGAGATCACATCGTTGTCCATGCTGAGTTGCTTGACAACGATAGTGACTAGATCTTTAAGGGCATAGCTGCGTTGAGTGTATGAGTTGACCAAGCTCAACCAGAGATCTGCGTAGTACTTGGCTTCAATGTAGCGTAGATTAGCCTCACGATAATCTTCATCTTCACCAATTTGATTGGCGATAGCTGCTTCGGTGATACGGGCGCCGTTCTCGCTCGCTTGCTCACGAATTTGTCGATCCAGAGTAACACGAATCTTATCAACCGCATTCTTACGCAAATCGCGGATAGCGCCCCACTTTATTGCGTACTCAGAAACTTGAGCGAACAACTCGGGTTGTTCTTCAAGTGATTGTTCCAAATCTTCACGGTTGATTTTGACCTTCGTTTTGAAGCTCTCATACTTAGGGGGTAATGAGAGATCTTCGACTGTTGCTTCAAGTGGGTCAATATGCTCACCAATCAGAATATCTGAAACATCAATGACTGGTGATTTCTTTTTCTTAGCAGGTTTATCATCGCTACGCTTGCGACGTTCAAGTTTGCCCATAGCACTACCTCCTTGTTATTGCTTATACATACAGTTTACCGCAAGCGATAACGATGGGCGTGATACCATCTTGCGGGTTACAGGGTGCTGAGAAGGCTTCGAGTATTCTGAGTGCATGACGTAAGGTTTGCCCTTCAGCTTTCAAGGCAACCGTTGTCATGTAAGCTCGCACAATTTGGCGAATGCTTTCTGCATTCTGATCTTTTAAGCCTTCGAGAATGGGTTTCAAGTCACGCCAGCGAGCACCTTTCATTAAAGCACGCGCAAGGTCAATGGCTTGTTTTTCCTCAGCCACCGCCTGCATCATCTCACGGGCTTCATCGACACTTTTGGATCCGGCACATGCCGCCAGATATGTCAGCGCTTGTCGAGGTGAACCCTGAGCTTCAACCGCGCAAAGGTTGATGATATCCTTGATATAGGGGCCACGATATTTTTCTAATTTTGCGATACCAGTTAGCCAATCGACTAGTTCCTGTTTAGGTACAGGTCGCAAGGCAAGGTGCAGGCATCGGTTACGAATGGTTACCGGTACCTTGCTAAGTTCCGTTGTACAGAGCATCCAGTAACCCCATTCAGGGGGTTCCTCGATAGCTTTGAGGATCGACTGAACCGCTTGACGTGATAATGCGTGGCATTCGTCAACGATAATTGCCTTAGAGCCTTGGCCAATAGGTGCATAATAGATTGTGCTAGCAATCTCACGCATGGCATCGATGCCAGTGTGAGTTGCTGCGTCAATCTCAATGATATCAGCGTCGGCACAGTTAACGGCTCTAGCCATCAAGCGGGCTAATGTGGTTTTTCCAACGCCACTTGGGCCAGTAAAGAGAAAAGCGTGAATATTCTTTTTCTTTAGAGCTGTTTTCAGTGCCCGCACCGCAGCTTCTTGCCCGATCACATCGTCGAATTTTGTCGGGCGATACTTCGTTATCAGATTGTTTGTCATTCTGCCCTCTTGTACTTGGCGGCAATAGCTTGGACTGTTTGTTCATCCCAGTGTCTTGGGTCAGCAGCAAAACAAGGCACACCTTCTGTACGGTACATATTGACGATTTCTGGGTGATCATCAAAAGCGAGAATAACCTCATATCCTTCGTCCCATAGCTCACGTAACATATCGCGTTTCACTTCACATCCAGGACGATGGTCGCCTTCCTTGCGCATCATCAGTTTGGCGGGTTTGAGGCATTTCTCTTGCAACCATTGTTCTGTAAGTTCGCGATTGCTTTCAGGCCGAGCAGTGCAAATGATGTTGCTGACACCAAAGAAGTCAAGCGCCCAGAACAAAATACAACCTGATGTGATTGGTGAATCTTTAAGCGTGTGAGCGTGAAATGTTTCCCAATCAGGGTTAGCACGATCTACTACGATGTAGTGCAACCGATGATCACTGTCGGCTAGTACGCCGTCAAGATCCCAGATGATGCAAAATTTGTGAATGCCCTTTTGCAAGGTATCAAGCCTTTCTTCAGCTTTGGCGATGCACTCGCGTAGTGGTACCCATTTGTTATCTGGTGATAGTGTGTATATTTCGGCATAAGATAGTTGATCGAATTCTATCACTGGCATAGTTAACCCCTCCATTCACCGTTTTTATTCTTGTACCTTTCAAACAGTTCTACTTCTGTTGAGCTGTGTAGATGTGCTCGAAAGATTTCGTAGTAACCTGTTTCAGGACTGTATATTGAGATTACCTCTATGTAGGGGTTAATCATTGGCGGGTCATTCATGATGACTAAGGTTCCATCTTTTGTGAGGTAATGTTTTGGACCGTTTGTGATGCTAAACCAAATGCATGTCCAGTAGCGACCTTTCTCAGTTATTATGTGTCCAGTACTTTCAGGGTAAAGGTACACATGCCCAATTGGCTTGGGCATGTGCTTTCTATTGATGAAGGCACCTGTACTGTCATGTAAAATCACTTCTACTAATTTTTCCTTAGGGATCATAGGTACTCGCCTATTTATCATCACTGCTGAACACACCAATTTCTTCCATGTTCAACCAGTCTTCACCAACACTCATCTCAAGAGTGATAGGTACGCATATAAAATCTTTGAACTCGGGCGCAGGTGTTAGCAAAATTTCGAGAGCTTTCTCAGCAACGTAGTCAACTTTGTCCACTGGCACTGCAACCCAAGTCAGATCATCGTGTATCTGAATTTCAGGTTGTAGCAATGGGTCACCGGTCTCGCTTAACCTACACATACCGTCGAGCACAAACTCGCAAGTAAATCCCTGCACTGGTGAGTTGATAACCTTGTTGACGTTCATTGGGCCATAACGGCGACGACCAGTGAAGGTTTCGACATAGCCATTTTCTTCATAGAACTTGATAAGGTTATCCTGCCACGATTTAACCCCCTCAAATTCTTTCCAAAAGGCATCATATAGTGGGCGTAGCACATCTTCCGGTATATGTAGATACTTTGATACCGAGGCAAGCTGTGCACCGAAGAACAATGGAAATGTCCACTGGTTTTTGATGTCGGTGCGAAAATCCTTCATTGCTTTTTTATCTTTGAGCATTGCCTTACCGCCAACACGCTGCGGATAAGCATAAGCAATACGCTCGGCCCATTCCCCGTGAACATCGTAGCGTTCCCATAATGCTTGGCAAAAACGCTTATCTCGAGTGTACATGGCAATTACGCGAGCTTCGATCTGACCATAGTCAATCGAAAGAACTACGTGACCTTTAGGTGGCTTGATGATGCATCTAACTTCTTTACTTTCATCGGACCGCTTAGGGAAATTCTGCATATTCGGCTCTTC